GCGTGGCGCTGAATGTCGTCGTCGCCGCGCTCGGGCTTGTGATGGTGAAACTGTCACCGGACACAAACGCCCAGGAATATGTATAGGGAGTCGTGCCACCGGAGGCGGTCACGGTGGTGGATACCGTCGTCAGTGTGGCATCTGATCCGGTCTTGCTAAGTGTTGTCGGCGAGGCGCTCGCGGTCATTGCAATGCGCGTGATCTCTACTGAGACGATTGCGGTTTTCGTTGCGGCTGCTGCGTCGGTCACGGTGCAAGTAAAGACGGCGCTATAGGTCGAGCCGCTCGCAAGGCTTGAGCCGGTAAAGGTGGTCGTGGCAGAGGAAGCAGAGTCCGCCGCAATTGATGTCGAGCCGCTAGTGCGAACCCATGAGTAGGTATAGCCTGGCGTGCCACCCGCAGCCGTGACCGTCACAGAGGCCGTGGTAATCGACGTGCCGGTGTCTGTCTTGCTGACAGACGATGGGGCGACGGTAGCGGTCAGCGAGCCGGGGAGAGAGTCGGCCGCAGCGGCCACGCCATTGGTGGCTGGCTCGGTGGTCGAAGTGTTGCCCGCATCCGTCCGCACACGCACCCAGTAGTATCGTGTCGTCGTGTCGTTTTGCGGGATGAACACCGACGTTGCCACGCCCGACCAGATGCGGACAGCCGATGAGAATGGCGTAACCGAGGTGTGCTCGTAGACTTCATAAACCGAGCCGGTAGGCAGTACAGCCGGGGCCGTCCACGAAAGGTTGAAGCCGCTTGCCAAGTTCTTGGCCGTGAGGCCAGAGGGCGGGGCTGGGATATATGTCGATGGCACCGGAGTGCTGACAGACGTCGGGGTTTCGTAATCGCCCACAACCGGATCGCTCCAGTCGCTCGAGTCTTCCTCGCGCACGACCAACTCGACGAACCCAGCCGGGTTGAACTGCCACGATTCGCAGCGGACGTACTTGTTTGTCCAGCCGAGTTCAGCAATCGTGATCTGCCCGACATCGAACGGGCGAATCTTGTAGGCCGACATTCCAGCGCGGATCGTCGCCACTGTGCCATTGCGGCTGCGGCGCGAGAGCAGGATCGCATGACGCTGCGCCTCGTACTCGTTGGTGCAGGCTGCGAAGTCAACATCTAGCCATGTCTGCTCGCCGTCGGCGCTCACGTATGACGTGTTGATAACCGGCTGGAATTCCATCTCCTGCCAGTTCTTGTCGCCGTTTATAAACTTACCGCGCACCGAGTTATATCGCTCGTTATACGCAAACGCCGTCGTCACGCTCAGTCCGTTGTCCACCAAGTCCGACTCATCGAGCGTGAACGATGACGACTGCCACGCGCCAGCAAACATCCGCCACAATCCGCCAGAGTAGTAACACACGCCCGACATTGCATCGGCGAGTTTGCTAATGTTGTCCTCGAAACGATCCGTTGCACTCAAGATAACGTTGCACGTGTACCGTTTCTGTGTAGCCGGGCCGGGGATGTTCACGAGTTCGTCGCAGATATCCGCAGCGTCAGCAACCAACACCCAGTCGATGCGGTCGGTATCCTCGCCTAGTCCGAGTCGTGTGGAAATCAAATAGTCAGCAAGGCAGAGAGCAGGATTCGATGAGTAGGTAAACGTGGACGGATCATCAAGCCTCTGCGAGCCAACGCCGCCTGGCTGCGTGGAATCCAGACGCGGGTCATAGACTCGCTTGCCTTCCACGAGCGCGGTCACTTCCGGCTTGCCGGTTTTGTACACCGTCTCATCGAATTGATACGTCAGCGCGATATATCCAACCTCACGACCACGATGGCCCGAAGTCCACTCGGTGAATGCTGTATTCAGTTTGTAGTCAGCCGTCTGCTCATTGGTTCCGCGATACGCACGCACCCATGCCTTTCCGTTCCACGCGCCGCTCGTAACCTTTCCATCGTCATCCGATCCAGTGATCGCCGTGATGGTGCCGATGGCCGTGCGATTGAAATAGATTTGGCCGATGCTGTTCAGTTCGTGTCCAGACAGCGCAAGGGCTTGATGCAGGAATTCGTTATTCGTGCCCGATACCAGCGGCGGTATGACATTCATGCCGGAAATGAGCATTTCGCCATAGATAATGCGGCGACTTTCAACCGTGCCGGAATACTCAACATCCTGTTTTGGCATTGCTGTACGCAGACGTGGCGTCAATGCCTTGCTGATTGCCGTAGTCGCTGCGAGCGTCAGAACTGTTTTGATTACGGTAGCGGCCACTTTGTTGGCGCTGAACCAAAGCGCGACGCCTTTCGCCGCCGTCATAATTGCTGCGCCCATTACCAGACCCCCATAACCGAAGCCTTCGGCAACGTCACCGGGCCATTCTGCCCAAGCGCAGCGACAGCGCGGCCCGTGCAGATGCCGAGCATCTCACGCCCTTCGTTCTCTACCATCACGACATCGCCGCGCATTGGCCGAGTGCGCCGCATCTCGCCGAGGTACTCGCAGACCGCAGGGCCAATGCCGCCTTGCGCTTCGATGTACTCAAGCGCGCTTGCCTCGTCGTGATAGCGCGCGGCGAGTGCTTCGGCGTGGTGCGTGTCGTGCATCGCATCGTAAACACGCGCGGCAAAGAGGCAGCAGTCATCCACGCCCCACGCAAACGCGCGGCCCTCGTGCGCCTCGATGGTTTCCCACATTTTATCGAGCCAGTCTGCGCGTTTCATTTTTTCGCCGGTTGTCCGCCAGTGCCGCGACCGCTGCCGTCGTTACCTGGGAATCCGCCGCCGTAAGCCGCGTCACGATTGCCCCACTGAGACACAAAGCCGGGAATCGCATAGGTGAGGTCGAAGAACTGATCGCCGGGGAAGATCACCTGTTGATCTTCGTCCGTGTACCGCCCGATGCGCGGCTCGCGCCGCAGGCGGTATTCACACGTCAACTTGATCTCTGCCACGTTCTTGGCAATGTTGAGCGACATTTGATTCATGCGCCCTTCCCACACCACCTCCGGCGTGTCTACGAATGTCCGGTCTGTCTCATTTAGGAATCCCAAATAAATGACGACCGCGCGATTCTGATAGTTCTCGGTCATCGTGGTGGACACAAGCGAGGCATCGACGCCGGAAAGCGTTAGGGTTATGGCGCGTGCGATAACCTCAATGCTTTCGTCTACGATGTCGATGCCGCCAAACTGACCGATCCCGTAGAAGGTTTCGGCCGCAGCCTCAAGGGAAATGTTCTCGGGAACTTCCGTTTGCAGATTATCGCCGTCTTCCATGCGGAGCAGTCCGGCAAAGGTGATCTCCCCGACGCCATCGTGGACGCGGACGATGCCGGAGCCGAAATCCAGTTCGGCAAGTACCACCATGCAGACCGATGCTTTTTCGGCCTCTGCGGCATTGTCGCCGCTGACTATTCTGCTCACGCAATGTCCTCGATCAGTGACATCTCAACGTCGCTGATGATGCCGGGGCGGGTCGCCCACGACACCCGCTCATCTGCAAGCATAAACCGCCCCATTGGGTTACGGAAAACCACCGGAGCATTGTCAGCCGGGGAGGTTCGCAGCGTCGGCTCGAACATGAGGTAGCCCTGCCCCGAGCCGTTCGAGTTAAGGTCAGCCGTCAGCCGCTTGAGTTCGCCATTGATCTCAACCCAATCGCCCGCCAGTGCCAGGCCGTCGGTGGAAGTCGGCAGACCGTCGATGTTCAGCCCTCCGCCCACTTGGCTAGCGCCATTGACTAACCCGCACCGGGCGACCGACCCATAGGTCAGAAACTGGAAGTCGTTAGCCGCGCGTCCCGAGATGTAGTCGTAAAACGAAACGTGGGACGACGTGCCGGACGCGGTGAAGGTTTCGACGTACTTGCCCGCCGCAGTCCGCAGCGTGCCAGAGAGCAGCCCAGATGCGCCCTGCGACGTGCCAGCCATAGCCGCCGCGCGCACGTTGCCCTTACCAGCGCCGAGCACGAAGCGCACGGCATACGGGGCGGAGGTTACTGTGGTGAGGGCGGATTGGTAAGCGTAGCGGTCACCAGTCACGCCCGTGCGGGTAAGCCGCAGCCCGAAGTGTGAGTCCGCCGACAGCGCCAACTCGGCATCGCTCGAGGTCCACCCGGTCGTGTTGGTCACGGCGGCATTGTTGGTCAGCAATTCAGCGTTGCTGAATGATCCCGCAAACGCGCCAGCCGGGTCGGAGAGGTGCAGCCGGTTGGCCCGACCGCGCAGCGCGGCAATGAGGGACAGCAACCGCCGACGCTTGGCGGCAGAGGGCGCGCGGAAGATCAGCCGACACGACCAGCGATTACCGGGCCGTGAGTACGTCCGCGTGGAGCCGGAGAGGGCTGAGGAAAAAACCGCCGTGTTGTCGATCAGCGACCACTCAACATCGGAGGCCACAAGATCGGGAGGCAATACGTAGTCCGTCATCGTCCCACCCCATAGCGCCGGTCAAGTTCTTCAAAGATGCGGCGGTTGTTCTCTTGCAGTATGCCCGGCAGTGCCGATTGCAGATCAGCCGTCGCGCCTCGTGCGTCGATATTGTACACCGGCGCGACAGTCATACCGCCCATCATTGCGCCATTCGGCACAATGCCACCAGATGAGCCTGGCACAAACAACTCTGGGCCACGCTCGCCGACGATGTATGGCGTGTTTTTGGATACAGGGCCGCCCATTGCCTTGCCTTGCAATGACGAGACGGCGGCTTTTGAAAAGTTAGCAAGCCATCCGCTTCCGCCTGTAAACATTCCGAAGAACGCCACCAATAACTGCTGTGCAACAATCTGGGCGAGCATCTGCCGAATCATATCGACAAAGCCCTTGAGCATTCCTCTGAGTCCGTCTTGGAACGGATCAAACAAGAAAGCCGCGAATGACTGTTGCATCTGGCGCGCGGCTTCTTCGGCGAATACTGTAAGTTGCGTTAGTTTTTCTTGCGCGCCCGGTATGATTTCACGCTTCCCGGTAACTTTTACTTCGGGAAGAATCTCATCTATTTTTTCCATCAACCGTGCTGATGCGGTTTCTTGATTGATAGTGCCAGAGCGCAGCAACCTATCAATAGCCTGTTGAAACTCTACAAAACCGGCAACGGTTTTTTCAGTAGATGTCATCGTCATTTCGTTAAGACGAGTCAATTCTTCTGCTAATTTTTTAGCAGCATCTGCACCAGCGGTAACATTCGGGCTAGCCTTTGCTACTGCTGCAGTAGCAACACCGGGAATTTTTCCGCCAGCAACTGAACCCTGCACCATTTCAGAAACAAGCGCGGCGCTCGCTGCTGCGCCGCTTCCTCCCATGACGCTCGCTAGAAACTTCAAGATTGTATCTGGGCTTTTTACAAAACTTGAACGGCTAATCGCCGTGATGTTTTCTATTACTCTGGCAGTTACTTCTACAACTTTTGAAAATCCAGTTATCAGCGCACTAGTTAAAGTCTGAACAGATGAAACAATCGTTGGGTCTTTCAAAGCCATGTTTAATTTTTCGATGGCCTTGCGTCCCTCCTCTGTCCCCTCTGCCGCTTTCGTTAACTTGCCAAATGCGCTAACAAGTACCGACCCGGTTAGAAACCCAAAGGCAAAATTCACCGCCTTCGCCGTCACCTTCGCGGTACGCTCGAGCGTCTTCATGCTTCGCATCGCCGAATTGATCGCGGCTTGCGTGCGATCAACTGCGGTGATTGTTACTTGTGCTTGCGCCATGATCGCTCCTGGTCGTCCGCTTCCATCTTGCAAGCGGCTAGAAGGTGATAAAAGTCGGCCTCTGTCATGCTGAAAATCTGTTCTGGAAGGACGGACAACCGGAGGGAAAGGGCATAGACCGCCCTAAGTTGTCCGTCCTCCATCATTTTTTTTCGGCATCCTCCACGCTTTGCGGCGTGTCGTTCATCGC